AGAGATACTCCGACCATAATCCAGAGATACTCCGACCATATTTTTCAACTGATATGCTCTCAATATATTGTAGAAAGCTTTTACTGTTTTTTCTTTCAACGGTAACGGTAACGGTACTTGTTACCCGTCTTCGTCGTTCCGCTTATGGCGGACGACTTGACTCTTTCTTAATAAACTACTCAAAGAAAAAAACTTTTATCCTTACACAAAGAAATCTTTTCTTGAGTCGTCCTTTTTTGTTTAAGAAGTCAAGTCGCCCCGCATAAACGGGGCGGCGAAGACGCTAACTAACACTATCGTTATCGTTATCGTTCATTGTTTTTTATCGTTTTGTCTAGGTAGAGGTCTAAAAGTTTGGTAACCTTCAGGAGTAGGGGTTTGGTAACCTTCATTTTTTGCTGTCCCTTTTCTTGTTAGCTGAACGTTTTCCTCTTTCTGAATTGATAAGTCTACCTTTTCCTTGATCTTCCAAAAATTTTTGTGCCCTATCGTAATAAGAGGCCAATCTATACTCATCACCCTGTCTTTCTAAGAAACAATTAAGGATTCTTTACCAACTGACTATCAGCTAGTTGACATTGAACATGAATGAAACTAACAGCAGCAGCATTTTTTAAAACTATTGCATCAACGTCAACCGAAAGCTTCTTGATGTTCTCGCACATCAAAAAGATAACCTTTTTTTGTGTAGACCCATTCTGTTTTTTCATTTCTCATTTTTCTTAATTTCAATTTAAGTTCTTCGTTTTCAATTTTTAGAGAAATGTATAATTTTTTTATTTCACCCATTTCAGAAAAAAGCTTACGTCTAACCTTTCCCATACTATCACTCATTTCGTCAAGTTGATTTTGCATTGTAAAAAGTTTTAAATCTGAACCTGATTCATTGTTAAGATTTAATTCTAACTGTATTGTGTTCATCGCCACCTCGTTTGGCGCATAGTGTGATTTACTTAATACAAAAAAACAAGTAAATAAAAAACTATAGATGTGATAAAATAAATTATTTTACAAGGAAAACGATGTTAAATGGATTATCACTTTTTTCAGGAATTGGGGGTATAGATGTGGCTTTATCTGAGTGGGTGCGACCAATAAAAACATGCGAACATTGTAATTCAGAACTTTTCAGAAAAAGAAAGCCTTGTGGAAAATTAGAGGCAAATACTTCATTTTCTAAAAGGCGATTTTGCAACTCAAAATGTAGAGGAAATTTTACTGCATCTAAAAATGAATGCTTAGAATCTTCTGTTAGACAAAGAACTCTTAAACTTTACCCAAAAGACAAGTTAATATCATGTGGTGTTTGTGGATCATCCGATAAAAAGCTTCAGAGGCATCATATAGATCACAATCCTTATAATAATGAGACTTCCAACATTCTCATTTGTTGTCAACATTGTCATGCTAAAGAACATCAAAAAAATGGCAAATGGGGACGTGGAAAAAAAGAAAAAACATGTATCACATGTAAAGAAAAATTTATTCCTGAAAACAGACATCGCATAACATGTAGCACTGAATGTTTTAAAATGCGTTGCTCTGAGGCAAGAAAAAAGAGGTGGGCATGTGGGTCGGCTTAATGGAATGTCGCTCTTCTCGGGAATTGGAGGGATCGACCTTGCTCTCAAAGACTGGGTGCGGACATGTATTTATTGCGAATTGGACACATATTGTCAAAGTGTGCTTTTGTCCAGAATGCAAGATGGAAATCTTGATAGAGCACCAATATGGAATGACATCAAAACCCTTAGAACAGGAGAGCCGGAACTTACCGAGGATGTCGATATCATCTTCGGCGGGTTCCCTTGACCTTGCCAGGATATCAGTCTTGCAGGACTTGGAAAAGGATTGGCAGGACTCCGAAGCTCGTTATGTTATGACATCTTTAGAATCTCTAATGAAATACGACCAAAATTCATCTTCTTGGAAAATGTCCCAGCTATTACATGCAGAGGAGGCATTGAAGTGGTCACAGAAATTACCAAAATGGGGTATGATTGTAGATGGATTACTATCACAGCTTCTTCCCTGGGCGCGTTACATAAAAGGGAACGATGGTTTCTCCTTGCCAACTCCAAAGGCGAGCGATTCAAAGAGGAACGACAGCCCATGCGAGAGAAAGAGAGACAACCCGGATCTAACAACGAAATTAAACATGATTCACAATACCAAAGGAAAGAAAGTCCATCCCCATTTTATAGAGTGGATGATGACGTATCCTTTAGGGTGGACCGAGCTAAAGCCTTGGGAAATGCAGTGGTTCCTCAGCAAGCAAAAAAAGCGTTTAAAATCTTAATGGGAATAATATGATTCAATGGCATCTAGAAGTTCATCCAATAAATACTTTGAAAAGTCACCCGAAAAATCCTAGACAGATTAGCAAAGAACAGTTCCAGCACTTGAGCGATTTGATTGCTAAGTTTGGATTTATCGACCGGCCGATAATTAATTGCGATAAGACTATCATATGCGGACATCAACGCATCCGTGTACTAAAGAAGATGAAGGCCAAAACCGTAGAATGCTGGGTTCCCGATGAGCAGTTATCCGATGAAGATGTTGAAGAGCTTTTGATCCGGCATAATTTGAATCAGGGAAATTGGAGTTACGATATTTTAGGAAATTTGTTTGAACCATTAGATTTATTGAAATATGGTTTTACAGAAGATCAGTTGCTAGGTTCATATAAAGAAGATCAAGAGGAATCCAAAGAAGAAAACAGCAGCAGCAAGAAAAAAAATGAATGTCCCGCTTGTGGTCATGAATTTTGAAGAATCAAGATACCTTATTTTAACTGATAAAATGAAAATTGACCTTTAATCTGATTATACCCTTTTTTTTGTTTCTTACCAAAAGAGGTTGGAGCAATCGGGAATCGCCTTTATCGGCGAAACCTGTTTTACTGTCACAATAGGGTATTCCCTAACAAACATAAAATTAATTTTTTAATTATGTAATTCTATAATTCTTTTTTGCTTTATTGACATAATGTAACTGGATGTGTATGATTAAATTCACACAAACACTAGGTATTTAAAAATGCAACAACAACAACATGTAACGGTTAGTAAATTTTTATCTTCTTTGGATACCGATATTCCAATGATTGAACATTTTCGAAATGTCATGAGAGATGCTATGCATTATAAATGGAGTTCATCCATTGTTGTTTCGATCATGATTGGAGTTGAAGATGCATATAAAAAAAAGGAAAATTAAAAATGGATATAGGAATTGTAATAACAGCGGCAGGAACAATAGTTGCTGTCGTCGGTTCAAACATAGCTTTAATTTCTTGGCTAAGAGCTGACATGAAATCTTTTGAAACAAAGGTTGACGGTTGGAAAGAAGAAATTCAAAAAGAATCAAAGGATTTTCACGGAAGACTTGAAAGACAGGATGCTGAATTTAAATCGCATATCATGCATTTCTACGAAGAAAGGTCAAAAAATGACCAAAGGTAAAAAAATAGGTTACATAAGGGTAAGCACAGTTGATCAAAATCCAGATCGGCAATTAGTAGATATAATATTAGATAAAAAATTTATTGAATATTCTTCTGGTAAAAACATAAAAAGACCGCAATTAGAATTATTGATAGATTACGTACGAGAGGATGACGAACTTTTTGTTCATTCAATTGATAGGATGGCTAGAAATGTTAAAGATCTTCTTTATTTGGTTGACCTTTTCGTTAGCAAAAATGTAACGGTGCATTTCGTAAAACAAAACTTAACATTTAATGGAAATGATTCTGCGGTATTTAAATTTCAATTGTCAATTTTAGGTGCAGTATCTGAACTTGAAAGAGAAATAATTTTGGACAACCAAAGAGAAGGGATAGCAGAAGCCAAGAAACGAGGAAAATATAAAGGAAGAAAAAGTCAATTTACAGAAGATATGAAACGAAAGATTATATCAGCACTTGAGACTCGTGACTCAAAAACTAAAATAGCTGAAGACTTAGGCATATGTAGATTTACATTATATAAATATTTAGAAAAAATACAAACACAAACCAATTAAAAATGAAAAACGAAAAACGAAAAAAAATTTATTCAACAGATTTTAAACTTAAATTTATGGGGTATGGGGAATGGATTGATGAGCCTGACGAATTAGAGTTTGAATATAAAGGAATAAAATGTTTAATCGTTAGAATGTTAATGAAAGAACCATATGCACTAGAAGAGGCTTATTTTGGTGGATATCTTTGCGGTTATATATTTCTACCTGAATGTCACCCACTTTATGGAAAAGAATTAGCAGACATAGACATAGACTGCTATGTAGAGATTACTTTTTCAGAGCTTACAAAAGAAGGATGGGTGATTGGTTTTGCTTGTGGTCATTTAGGTGACATCGTTCCAACTTCAGAACACATTAAAAAGTCAAAAGAACTATTTCCTACTCCAGAAGTCTATAATAAATGCGCCCTCTTTAATCCCACATATAAAAACTTAGACTTTTGCATCAAAATATGTAAAGAAATGGCAAAACAAGCTGCAAAAATGGCGGTAGCATGAGTCCTTTCAAAACATGAATCAATATTGCAGTAAAGCTGTGATTGATCGTAAATTTACTCACTTGGGGGCAAGATTGAAACAATTAGATGAAGATGAATTCGGAGGTATTGATCCTCCAGCAGAAGCGCTTCCACGTAAATGGATTGATGTTAAAGGAAGGGTAGAGCATGAGGCGATGCTTAAAGACCCAGAGAAAATGGCTAGCTTAGGGCTAGACCCTTTTTACGAAGTGATGGTTTACCTTAATCGATGGGGAGGTTGGCTTGAAGACGAAGATAAGAATAGTAGCTAACGACCCAAACGAGCAACACATAGCTGATCAACTAACCGCTTGCGTTAACATGATTAGAAACGAAAAGCTTAAGATTGCTAGGCTAGCTTATAAAGAAATAACAGCAGCAATCAAAAAGTGGGAAGAGTATTCAGGTCAGGAAATCCGATGCCACTGGGATGAATATATAACAGTAGATGGAGAAGGTTTCAATTGCTACGAATTAATAGGCAACGATGAGTGAAAAATTAATATTTAATATAAGCGGACTAAAATATTAGTATAATTTTCTTGAAACATGTGTACCATTCGAGTATATCTTAAAATAAAATATGTGAATATACCTATGGCAAGACCTCTAAAAGAAATTAATTGGGATTTAGTAGAATTATATGCTAAATCAGGATGCACACAAAAAGAAATCGCAGATAGTTTACATATCCACAGAGAAACATTAGCTGATAGAGTAAAAGAAAAATACGGAATGGATTATTCGACCTTCTCGACTTATTTTTATAGTGAGGGAGATATTTTACTAAAAGCACAGCAATTTCAAAAAGCTATGAAGGGTTATTGGCAGGCTTTGATGTGGCTTGGTAAAGTACGACTAGGACAAAAAGAACCCGAAATCATCATGAATTTAGCAGCAAATCAGACTCAATTAGATCAATCGCATCGCATCATGGAATTAGAAAATCAACTTGCAGAGTTAAAAAATAATGCCGACAAGTCCTAAACAAAACAAATCATTTTGTGAAGCTACACACAGATTCAATATTTGGGTAGGGGCTGTTTCATCTGGTAAAACTTATTCAAGTATCGAAAGACTTATATATGATTTAAAGAATGGTCCACGCAATGAAGATGGTGGTGGCGATGCTATGATCATAGGAGTTAATAGAACATCAATTCAACGTAATATCCTTACACATTTATATAGGAGGTTAGGTTTACCATGTCCGACAGAGAAATCACAAATGAGCCGATTATATGGTCGAGATGTATGGTTTGTGGGTGCACCAGATGTATCGGCAGTAGCAACGATCCAGGGCTCGACTTTAGCATTAGCATACGTTGACGAAGCGACGAACTTACCCGAGCCGTTTTGGAAGATGCTGGAGTCTCGTTTACGTGTGCCTGGTGCGAAACTTCTAGCTACTTGCAACCCTGAAGGTCCAGCTCATTGGCTTAAGAAAGATTATATTGATAAACCTAGCTTAGACCTTGCGTGTTGGAACTTCAACCTGGAAGACAATCCTGTTCTAGATGATGCCTACAAACAACAACTAAAAGCTTCCTATACAGGAATGTGGTATAACAGATACATCCTAGGTGAATGGGCTTTAGCACATGGAGCAATTTATGATTGTTACGACAAAGACAATGAATATGAAAACCCATTCCCTGCTCCATCTTATTACGTTGTTGGGATTGACTACGGTACAACGAATGCGACAGCAGCTGTGTTATTGGCAGTTACTCCAAATAAATGGCCTCAGATCAGAGTGGAAGCGGAATATTACTACGATTCAGCTAAGAAAGGACGTAGCAAAACCGATCAAGAACTCGTTAGAGATATCAAAGACTTTATTGGTTATAAAAACGTATCTGCTATTTATGTGGACCCAGCGGCCGCGTCCTTCAAAATTGCTCTTAGACAATCTGAACTCCCGGTATTGGATGCAAATAACGATGTTTTACTTGGAATTAAAATATGCTCAAAGTTTATTGGAGGGAAAAATATAGTCATTCAAAAAGGATGCACTGTCTTAAGAGAACACTTACAATCATATGCTTGGGATTCTAAGGCAGCCGATCGAGGCGAAGATAAGCCAGTGAAGAAGAACGATCATATCTGTATTGTAGGTGATACAAAAGTAAAAAGAGAATATTCAGAATTAGCGATAAAAGATTATTCAGATTCACACGGTAAATATCTTACATTCAACGGATTAAGTTTTATTTATTCTGAAGGATCACCTGCGAAATTGACGAGAAAAAAAGCTAAAATTATGAAACTTACACTTGAAAATGGTAAAATATTAAAAGCAACACCAGATCACAAAGTAATGACTAAACGCGGATTCATTGAGATACAATTTCTATTGACTAGCGATGAGGTTTTGTGTTATAAATGATTCATGGAACATCAATTTCACTTCGGTAAGAAGTTTTATCAAGACAAGAAAACACAATACTGGATTTCTACAACTAGTCCAAGGATTAGAGCGCATGTGTGGGTTTGGCTGTCAAAAAATGGAAAGATTAAAAAAGGTAATCACATACACCACATTGACGGAAATAAATCGAATAACGAAATATTGAATTTACAAGAACTTTCAGCTAAGGAACATGTCGCAAAACATGATTCACAAGATCGAAGACAAGCAAATCTAATACATATAAATGAGATTAGACCGTTAACTAAAGAATGGCATTCAAGCAAAGAAGGGTTAGAATGGCATCGACAACATGGTTTAAAGACATGGGATCAAAGAAAACCTTTTATAGTTCAGTGTAAAGAATGTGGAAACAAGAAAGATACAAAAACATATCATCAAGATTTCTGTTCAAATGCCTGTAAATCATCATGGAGACGTAAAGAAGGTTTAGACAATGAAGAAAGAAATTGCCAAATATGCAACATAAAATTTACGGTAAATAAATATGAAAAAACAAGGTGTTGTAGCAGGTCATGCGGGTGTATACTCCGCAGTCAAAAGCATTGAAGAATGCGAACCTGAAGATGTTTACTGTATTTCTGTTCCTTCAACCGGAAACTTTGTTGCTAATGGAATGGTGATAGCGAATTGCGACGCTTTACGTTATGCCATTGTTTCAGCCTTTCCCCGAGGAGAATTTAGTCATCCCGATGAAAATATTTCTTATGATCAATTACGAAAACAAGTTTTTGGATCAAATGATATGTACGATCAATTTAATTCAAGTTTAGGACTATGATAAATTTCTTTCATTATCAAATGAAAATAAAGAAAAAACTATAGAATAATAGATCCAAATGTGGTAGTTTAAATTTTAAATTTACCACAGAGATTACATGGGTTCATACGAGTCTAGCAATTTTAGTCTTGGTTTCATAGATCCTTCAGATCGTTCAGCAAAAGATATTAAGCAAATGATGGATTGGTTTTACCAATCTCATTATACTGCAAACGCTGCCTTGTGGTTACAGGGATCGATAGATAAGCGTTTTAAAGTGGGAGATCAACAACTTTATAACCAAGTCTACGGTCAAAATTCACAAGGCGCTCAAAAATTCTTTTTCAATTTGATTCGTAGACATATCAATATGGTATGTGGTTTCCAACGTAAAAACAGAAAATCTACTACTACAATTCCCTTAAGTGATAACGACGATCCATTAGCAGATGACTACAACAAAGTTATGCGTTGGTGTGATGATAGAGATGGTTTTCAAGAATATCTATCACAAAGTTTCGAAGGTGCATGCGACACAGGAGAGACACTATTACATCTCTATCCAGACTACACCTTCGACCCTATATCAGGAGATCTTTTTACAGATTCTGTAAGTTATAATAATTATTTAATTGATCAATATACTCGTAAACAAGATCTTTCTGATTGCAATGGAATATGGAGAAGAAGGTGGACATCTAAAGAAATGGCCAAAGTTTTGCTACCTGGTTATTCCGAAGAAATAGATAAAATGAGTCCGGGTGGAATGAAAGACGGACGGTTTCCTTTACAAGCGGAATTGCAAAATATTTCAATTAATAATTTATTTACTTACGATGAATTTTATTACCGTTCAACAAGACGGGGAAAAATAATTTTAGATCCTAAGTCGGGTGAAGCTGTTGAATGGGAAGAGGATGAAGCTGAAGAAGAAGGAATGATAGAAAAAGTTCTTTATCAACAACCTTGGTTAAAAGTTAAAGAAATTGACATTCCTACTGTAAAACTAGCTATATGTCTTTCAGGAAAAACCGTTTATCATGGTAAAAATCTACTTGGGATAGATCAATATCCATTTGTTCCCACCCAATGTTATATAGAGAATGATATCCCCGCATATGCTTGGAGAAAACAAGGCATTATTCGAAATCTTCGTGATAGTCAATTCCTTTACAACATGAGAAAAGTAATAGAACTTCAGCTTTTACAGAGTTCTTTAAATGCTGGATGGATTTATCCGGTAGATGTAGTTCCAGATCCTAAATGTTTTAGACAGACAAGTGGTGGAGATGGGTTTTTAATCCCACTAAAAGCAGGAAGGCTACCTAGTGAAATACAAAGGATCGAGCCTGTAGCTATTCCACAATCTTTACTTGAGCTTTCTAATAGTCTAGCCGAAGATATAACTAAAATATCAGGTGTAAATGAGGAATTACTCGGTTCTGCCACAGATGATAAATCTGGAATACTTTCAATGTTGCGACAAGGAGCAGGTCTTACAACACTGCAAACAATATTTGATAAACTCGACTATACACAACGCCTATATGGGAAGATCAGATTACAAGCCATTAGAAAGAACTTCAGTAAGGGTAAGATTCGCAATATACTTGGCCATGAGGCAGACCCAAGATTCTTCACAAGTCATAGCCAAAAATATGCCATCGCTGTTGAAGAGGGAAATTATAGTGCAAGTCAAAGGCAAACTGAGTTGCAACAACTTCTCCATTTTAAAGAACTCGGTTTGGGAATTTCAGATAAATCCATTATACGTGCAGCATTTATCACCAACAAACAGCAAGTTATCGCTGATATGGAAGAACAGAATAAACAACAAATGCAACAGCAGCAATCAGAATCCCAACAGCAAGAAAAGATTGATAATGCCAAAATCATGCAAGCATTTTCTAAGTCTCGTTTGGATATGGCTAAAATTGAAGAAACTAAGGCTAAGATACAAGATATTGAAGCTTCAGCACACCATAAACAAGCTCAAACTGAATTGGATATTGTTAAGTCTATGTTGGAATTGGAGACCATGGATTTGGAAATGATTCACCGATCTTATGAAATTGCAATGGCTATAAAACAACAAAATACAGAAACAACACAAATCGAGCAGGCTTATACAGCAGCTTAAAATATATTATGGGTAGAAAAAATAAATCAGCCTAAAACACAGGCACAAGGAGTACAAAATGGCACACAGCAAAGAAGCTCATGGTAAAATCAATGCTATGAAGCAATTTAATGATGGACATCATGAAAAGAAAATGTCGGATATCACTACAGCTGATGGAAAATATTCAGGTGGAGAAATGAGTCAATCAGAAGAGTATAAGAAATCTGTTGATGCATTAGCTTCGTACGCAAAGAAGCACAAAGCTAAACATTAATCGCAGGATAGTCGCCTTAATGACTGGACAGGCAGATTAAAAATAAGTCCTAAAAATATTCTGCCAATTTTTTAAATTTACGAGGTATTATGACTAAAAAAGTTCACCATAATCCAGATTATTTGAAGAACAAGACGGCAGACGTTATTAAACACGGAAGCGGTAGAGCTGTTCCAAATGATCAATGGGAAATAAATAGAGATCTTACTCCAAAAGGATCTAGCGATGGATATGGAGCTTTCTTACCAAGACCAGGTAAAGAAAGACCAACCACATATACTAAAACTAACGAATGTGATCATTAATGAGCAAATTTGAAAGATATCACATTCAAGATCCTCTGAGGGAAAAAGTAGAATCTATCGAGAAATCTGCTGAAGATTATTATCATGTTGAAAGACATGGGGATAATCAATCATGGATCACGCCTATTCTTGATGAAAATTCAGCTATATTAGTTCATCTAAAGACAGCAGAAGAAAAAGAAATGTGCAAAGAAACAATCACCATAGCATTAGGTCCAGATGAGAAAAGTAAGAGTAAAACTACTAAGAGAAAGCCTAAAAAAAATAATTCCAAATCCAACGCAGCAGCAATGGAGAAGATGTAAAACTAATTATAAGTTAGGATTGTTCTTATGATTCAAAAAATAACAGCAGGCGAACTATCTAAAAAAGCTCTTTCAGATAAGACAGATTACAATTGCTTAGAATTAGGTCACGCAATAGTTGATACAATCCCTGAAGAACTTCGAACATGTAGAACAAAGCACAATCCAATAATTGATGAAGATGAATATTGCATCGTACGTGTAATTGCAGATGATTGTTTGATAACAACACTTACTCGTTATAAATATTATGCATGGCCATATTTACCTTCTCCGAGACCAAATCAAACAGTTTTTCTTTATAATAAACCTTTAGATATGTTCCAAAAGCGCTTATGGTCTCTTCCTTCTCCTGCTAGAATGGCTCAATTAGCTAGCACAAATTGTATAGTTCCTAAAGATTATGAAGAAATGCAAGGGTGGTCAGTAGCATTTTTTAAAGGTACTTTTTGGGAATATATTCGTCATCAACATAATATAACTATGCTTTCTGAACACGAATATTTTCTAAAGCATAGAGAAGAACTTATCCAGGCAGGTTGTAAGATCCCTAATGCGAACTATTCCGAGGCCTTTGACTTTAGTAAAATCGAGATCAAACAAATCGTAGATACGGAAACATCCATGATTGCTTAAAGATTTTTCTATTATAAGCGGTAAACATAATATTGAAAGAGGTGCATCCGTTATCATAAAATTCATAGTTTTTCTATATTCATTAAATTTTTTAAAAACTTCTTCTTTAATAAAACGCATTCTTTCATCATTTTCAAAATTTTCCTTTACAGACTCTGGATTTTCAATTAATTTATTTATATCAGACATAAGGAGACCTCAATATGACGGTTAATATAGATGAAAATAAAGTAGAAAATACTTTAATTCAAGATAAAGTTGACACTCAAATGTCACAACAAAAACCTGATATAAATCAAATACAAGAAAATAAATCAAATGATGGTTCACAAGAAGATCCAAATTGGAGAGCATTTAGAGAAGCAAGAAAAAAAGATAGATCTGAAAAAGAAGCGGCAGAAAGAAAATCAGCAGAAAAACAAGCAGAGATTGTAGCTCTTAAAGCAGCTATGGAAGCTGCTTTCTCAAAATCTAATCCTCCTCAACAACAATATTATTCTGAGCCAGGAAGCTATCAACAAGAAGAAACAGAAGATGAACGTATAGAAAAGAAAGTTCAAGCTGTTATGGCTATCAGGGATGCAGCATCAGAAAAGGCTAGAGCTGAAAGAGAACATCAAGAATATCCAAATAAACTAACTAAATCTTTTCCAGACTTCTATCAAACAATATCCCAAGATAATCTAGATTATTTAGATTACCATTACCCTGAAGTTTCAAGACCATTACAAAGACTCGGTGATGGATTTGATAAATGGTCAGATATCTATCAAGCGATTAAAAAATTTGTGCCAAACAGCACATCATCAAAAAGAGAAGCAAACAAGGCTGATATTAATCACAATAAGCCTAAATCCATTTCTAGCTCTAGTATGACTAATACCGGAGAATCTACAACGATCTCAAGATTAACCGAAGAAAAAAGAGCTTCAAATTGGGAAAGAATGCAAAGAATACTTAAAGGAGTTTCATAATGGAACAAATATACTCTCTAGAATTTCTAGTTTTAAATTTCGATAATCATTCAAAATTAGCAGATGAACATCTTAAATTTGCAATTGAGAAATATAAAGAAAACTTTCCCGATCAGGATCTCCCTCTTTCTTTTTCTGAAAACTTTAATATATCAAAATCTTTATCGTTTATCTGTACAGAAATACAAAAAATAAAAACTTTATTGTCAAAATGCAATGAAAAAACTCATAACCGTTGTATGTAAACAAAAATAATGATATAATCAGCATTAACATGTCTAGGGGGCACCCGAAAAGCGATATCCTATCGTCGACATGTTAATTCATAGGAAGCAACTAAGGAGGTTGTATGTCAAAATTATTAAATCAAAGATTTGGTAAACTTCTATTATTACAAGTTGCAGAAATTCCAGGTAAAACAGGTGTATATTTTAAATGTGTTTGTGATTGTGGAAATATTACATTCATAAGAAAAGATTCTTTGCTCAAAGGAAGTTCTAAAAGTTGCGGGTGCAACATAAATCAATCAAAAATATTGAAATTCAAAAAAGAAAATCCACAAGCAACAGATCAAGAAATAATGAAAGAAAGAATCAAAGCCCATACAAAATGGAATGGAGAATGTCTTGAATGGACAGCTACTTTATCAAATGGTTATGGCGTATTCGTTCATAATAAACGTGTGATTAACGCATCTAGAGCTTCTTGGATTTCCGAATTTGGACCTATTCATAAAGGAAAATTAGTATTACATCATTGTGATAATAGAAAATGTTGCAGAATTGAACATCTTTTTTTAGGTACTCATAAGGATAACACCCAAGACATGATTCTTAAAAAAAGGGATAATTGGGAAACATGTAGAAAATTCCCTATTGGTACTCGTGATAAAGTTGGTGAGTTAAGAAAACTTGGAAAAAAGTATCGTGAAATAATGGCAGAGCTTAATTTGACAATGGACCAAGTGAAAAGTCTACTACAAAACTACAAAAAACAAATCAAAAGAAATAATAGTAATTAAATATTTAATTTGATAAATTCCCATTAGGCAGAAAAAAGAATTCGCCTATCTACTTCTAGACTGTAAAACACCTCGTCAGTGTAGCTGATTTTAGTCTCTTCGCAAGAGATGCAAATATTAACTACAATTCACGAGGTGAATTATGTCATTCTCTACCGGTATTACCGGCATTCAGAATATGGCTCCCGAGCTGCCAGTACAAGCATCGGAAGATCTTTTGTCAACGCCCATAAAATAAATGTGGGCTTTAAATCTTTTCTAATTGGCTTGGAAGCCCGATGGGGCGACAAGGCGGAAGCAAGCTTATAGCTGGGCACCGTGAACGACTAAATGAAGAGAACCAGAAATGGTATGCGATAGTCTGAACCGCAAATATATATGAAATTGCGGAGGAAGAAACAATACATCTTCCCGCCTGAGAAATCAGGTCACAAAAGTAACAGAAATGGTTTAATTTGATTCATTCTTTTGGAGTCGATCTTCATCATTCTGAAAGTTATATCGGTAAAACAACTCGTATGAGTCGTTTTGAGCGTTTATCTACAGATGGTGGACAGTTAGATGGTTCTGGAATAGATCCAGCATCTGAAGTGCCAGTTCGTACAGACATTGATGCGACCATGGAGATTTATGCTAAGTCTATTGTTACTAATGAGCAGGTCGTTTTATACGAAAATAGTAAGACATTAACCAAGTTCACAGCATTGCTAGGACAATGGTTAAGAGAAAAAGAAGATCTTTTGATGAGAGACTTATTTTCTTCAAGCGTATCATATATCAACGCTACAGGTGGTTTGAACGGCGATCAGCCAAGTAATATCAGCTTAAACGACGTAAATAACATTGAAAACATCCTACTAGGCAATGATGCTCGTAGTATGCTTACAAACCTAGAAGCGACTTTAAAATTCGCAACAGGTGGTGTTAGGGATGCGTTTATTGCGCTTGCAAATACAAACTTGTGCGCTGACCTTCAAAAAGTTCAAGGCGTCCTTTTGAAATCTGCATATCCAACGCAAGAAGGGATCAGACCAGAAGAATATTGTTCTATCTCTAGATTCAGATTTTTTGTTTCATCTAAAGCTGCAAAGACTCCTGGAATATCTATGAAAGGGAACACTGTCTATACAATACCTATGTATGGATTGGAAGCTGCTGCGAAAATCGAGCAGAACAATTATACCGCAGTTATTGGTTATCGTCCTCCTTGGGTCGTTTCTGCCGTAGCTCAAAACAGCCAGCTTTACGCCAAGTTTGCGATTGCAAGAGCAATCACTAACCAAAACTGGATATCTGGTTTGAATGTAACAACCTTCCAACCATCATAAGGAGATAGAGATTATGTTTACTATCGTCACTCAAGGAACTTTTACACAATCTACACCAGCAGTAAATCAAACAATTCCTCTGCCTAGTGGAGCTGATTATTTTGTTGCTACTAATCTTACTCAAATGAACTTGGCACCAAATCCAGGTGTAGTCGTAAGAGGTGAATGGTATGGAGGAGGCTTAACAGCAAATAACGATGGTTTACGCTGGAAGAAAACTCTAAGCACAAATGCCATAAATATTGATAAATTCTCTACAGCAACAGCATCAAATGGATTTACTTATGTAACTGCTCAACCACAACCGGAAGCGGCTGTGATTGGTACTGCTATAACAAATGCTAATCCTGCTGTCGTTGCTATGATAAATACATACTCGGAAGGAGATGTTGTTCAATTATATGGTACAACTGGAATGCTGCAAATTGCTGGAATGGCATTCACCATTTCTTCAGTTTCTGGCACAGGATTTACCCTTTTAGGTCTTGATGCTTCTGGATTTGCAGCACCTGCAACGGCTGTTATTGCACGTAGAATTTCAAAACTTATGCCTGTTGAACCTAGATTCCTTTATGTAACAGGAATCACTAAAGCAGTTCAAGGCGTAGTAACAGTTTCTGAAAAACATCAATATGTAGTAGGTCAAAAAATTGAGTTCACTATCCCAGGTTCTCTTGGTATGGTTCAACTTAATAATTATTATCTATCACAAAACCTACCTCCAGTTATTACAGCGGTTACGGACTATACATTTACAATAAATGTAAACACCACAAATTTTAGTACTTTTGCATTTCCTGCAAGTTCAGGATCACCAACAACTCAGCTTTTTGCAACTGTTGCATCTGCTGGACAAAGTACTCAATTTAACCCAATAACAGGTGTACAAACTGGTTATAATTTCCAATATGTACCTTTCCATTCAGGTAACTTTATCCCATTCATGTATTTACCAGCTGGCGCACAAAGCCCTGGTGGATCTGCTGGAGATGTTATCGTATGGCAGGGATACAAGATGGAGACCGGCACCATAAACGCTCCAGTCCCGAGTTAATAAAAGTATGGGTGAGGGAAATAATCCTCACCCATTTATTAAGGAAAATAATGTCAAACCAATACTTAAAGCCAATAATCACAACACCGAGTTCATTAGTGATAACAGCTATTACGCAATCATCCACGATGATTGTCACTGTAAATATAGGAAATGTAAGTACTGAATCAAATACATACATTATTGGTATGGCTATACGTTTAAGAGTTCCTCAAACATATCTCATGTACCAGGCAAATAATTTGGTTGGAACGATTATAGGGGTTATAGGTAACAATTTAACATTAAACATTGACTCATCAAAATTTGATGCATTTGTTGTTCCATCTGGAAATGTAGAGCAGCCAGCCACTATATCTCCAAATGGGTCAAGAAATTATGAATATAACAATAACTCAGGCTCTGTCCCTTTTAAAAGCCTGAATAATCAAGGAAATTAAATATGGTTTTAATGGCAACAGCATCAGGCGAACAACACGGCTTGATTAACACATTAACTAATAGCGTTCCATTTGATGAATTTAAAAACTTCAAGCCCGAACATAAAAAAGAAATGGAAAGACTAAGAAAAGAAGATTCTAAAATTGTAAAAGCTGAATACATGAATTCACGTGGACGTCACGAAAGATTGACAAAACCATATTGTAAATACGCTGGAGATCCTATTTTAGTTTTTCACCTAATTCCTGGGAAAACTTATGAATTGCCTTTAGGTCTTATTAAAGAAGTTAATGATGCTTCTAAATATATACCTAAACGAAGCGGTCTAGTAAGCATTGATGGAGAATCAATTAGAAAAGATGAATCTCCATTAGATAAAGATGAGCAAGGTGATTGGCTTCATAGATTAGTCCCAGCTGGATTTTAAAAAAAAGTAGGTAAAAATGTCTGTAGTAGCACAAGCCGATTCGACTTACACTTTCATTGAAAAGAAAGTTAGACGATTGACCGCTTCCGCAAGTGAAGCGGCTCTATCAAGCTTTGATATTCAGCAGGCGGTAAATACATTCTACAACTCAGATTTTCCCTACTCGATTAAGATCGATCAACAACGTTCGGTGTACAAATTTCTAACTATACCGAACGTTGATAGATACCCAGTTGATGTTAATAATATGCAAGGGTTCCGTGCTCCTGTATATTTTGAAGGAATTCAAGGAAACTTATTCAAAAATCGTGATCAACTTTACAATTTATACCCTCGTTATCCAACTCAATTTCAGCCAATTGGGGGAGATGGAGTAAAAACGAACTTCACTTTTACTTTATTAGGAAATAATCAGAATCCATTTCCGCAGCCTAATTTCGGCATATTAAGCACTCAACTTGTTATTGGTGGTATTGATAGTAATGGTAACCCTATTAGAATTATTGATGACGGTGGAGCGGTCGTTAATTCATTCGGAATCGGATCGAATACAACGAAAGGACAACTTTTATTTCTTAATCAAAATAACGTTGGAAATAATGTATATTTGGATTCTTTAAACGTACAGCATTCTGCAATTCCGCCACTGTCTCCACTTCCAATTCCGTCACCTCCATTGGTTTTGACACCTCAATATTGTGGAACTGTAAATTATGTGACTACACAAATAACAGTAAATTTTCCTGTAGCTCCAGCAGCAGGAAGCATGATTAATGTTTGGGCAGCTACTTATCAAGTAGGACGTCCCTATAATATGCTCTTTTGGAATAATGAAATCACAATTAGACCTGTTCCAGATAATGTTTACCTTGCTGAGGTTGAAGTTTTTCAAACGCCTTCACAATTTATGAGCACTACAGATAACCCAACTCTAAACCAATGGAGCCAATATATTGCATTTGGAGCCGCATGTGAAATACTAAGAGATCGCCAAGATATGGAAGGAGTTCAAAACCTACAAGAAGGATTTAAAAGACAGGAAGCCTTAGTTCTTGAAAGGCAAGCTGTTGAGGAGATCGGCCAGAGCAATATAACTTTATTCAATTCAACTCAAAGAGGTTTTGGTGTTGGTTCAGGAAACGGTTATGGAGCGGGAGGTTTTTAATGGGATCTTATTCGCCTTTAAAAATCACTGGAAACTCGACTGGATTAGTCCAGGAAAGAGAGAACTTTCTTTTGCCGGATGATGCATATCCTGTTTTACGAAATGCCTATGTATGGCGTGAAAAAATTAAAAGAAAGAAAGGTTATCAACTTCTTGGAAGACTTCAAAGAAATATTGGCACTACTAGTGCGTTAGGAAACTTAACTGTTACGATAATACCAAATCTAATTCAACCAGGAATAGCTTCATTTGCCATAGGAACAGATATATTTCAAGATCCAGGTGGAGCTAGCCCTATCACCCTTTTAACTAATAGCACTGGCTCTGCTGTGTTAAATCGCACTACTGGTGTTTTAACTATTACCGGATCGCAAATAAATACAGCGGTTCAATATTTTCCAGGTCTGCCGGTAATGGGAATTCGAGTTAGGGAACTTCAAAACAGTGCAAATAATGAAACGATAGTTTTTGATCAAAATTATGCATATGATTTCAATGATACCATAAAACAATTTGAAGAATTTATCCCAGGAACAACATGGAATGCTGCAAATTTGGGTATTAATTCAATAGATTTTTTTTGGTCAACTAATTATTGGGTGAGTGCTAATCCTCCATTTACTACAACAAATAGAAAGCTCTTTTGGGTAACAAATAATAGCGGACATTCTGGAGCTACAGCGGACCCGCCTCGTATTACGGATGGAGCAACTTGGGTTGATTTTGACTCATCGACATGGAATCAAATCGATGCTACTAATTTCCTTTATAATTGGCTTTGCAACCTTCCTTATCGTGGTAGGATGGTTACATTTAATACATGGGAAGGAACTACTAAAGGAGGAGCACTAAACTTCTCTAATAGAATTAGATGGTCGACAATTGGAAATCCTTTTATTACTTATTCCGCTGGACCACCTGCGAAAGGATCATGGAGAGATGACATAAGAGGTCAAGGAGGATTTCTTGATATACCCACTAGCGAAGATATTATTTCGATTGGTTTTGTTCGTGACAATCTTGTTATATATTGTGAACGTAGCACTTGGCAATTGCGATATACAGGGCGTGCGATTGCACCCTTCCAAATCGAAAAGGTCAATTCTGAACTTGGAGCACAAGGAACTTTCTCAGCAGTTCAATTCGACACATCTCTTGTTGGTATTGGTGATAAAGGTATTGTAGAGTGTGATAGTTATAAATCTGAACGTATTGATATTAAGATCCCTGATTATGTATGGAGTTTTCAGAATCTTAATAATGGCGTTGCCAGAGTCCATGGAATTAGAGATTTTGAAAATCGGTTAGCGTTCTGGACTGTATCTATCGCTAATGAATATGATGCTAGAATATCATCCGCATCAAGAATATTCCCTAATCAACGATTAATTTATAATTATGAAAATGATTCATGGGCATTATTCACGGATTCACTTACTGCTCTCGGAAATTATCAACCACAATCCAGTAGAACATGGTTAAATACTAAATTACCTTGGATTAAATGTAATTTTCCTTGGATTAACCAGCCTGCGCAAGTAGCAGAAATTATCGGTGGAAATCAACAGGGATTTGTGGAGTATTTAGATTATAATACCGTGAATGATGTTAGCCTTTTCATATCTAATATTACTCAAGGACCGACTGTTGTAATAACTTCCCCTAATCATAACATGTCTACAGGATTTGTTATCGGAATAAGTGGAATACCGAATACGACGCCATTTTCAAGTTTAAATGGCGGGGTGTATGGGATTATCGTTTCTAATGCAAACCCAGCAAATTCATTTAGTATATATAAATATAATCCCGTAAGCGATGCGTTTGGTGACAATGTAATAGCAACTCCTGTAGGTGTTTATGCTGGTGGTGGATTAATAAACATTAGAGATAATTTTTCAATTGTTAGTAAGAAATTCAATTTCTTAGATGAAGGACAAAGCATTCAGTTAGGGTATTTAGATATTTTAATGGAAGCGACAGGTAACGATAATCCGGGTGCGATATCCTTAAAAGTTTATCTTGATTATGACGATATTAACGCTTCAAATATTCTACCACAAAATCAAGTGACAGGAATATTCCCTAGAGTCCCAGATACTTTCTTTAATTCAATTATACCAACAACACCATCAAATCTTGCAGCAGCACCATTAGGGACAAAGTTTTGGCAACGAGTGTTTTGTGCAACAAGAGCTAATTTCTTAACCATACAATACACATTTAATAACTCTCAAATGTCAGGAAAAGAACAACTGCTAGATGTTCAAATAGATGCGCAAATTTTATGGATAAGGCGAGCAGGTAGAAATTGCCAGCTCTAATAAAACTTTAGGAGATATTTATGAGTTTATACCAGCCAACTATACCCACGGGTTTTGTAGACCTAGATGTAGACTATCAAAATATACAAGATAATTTTCAACAACTTGATACTACTTATGCAGTAGATCATTTTGCTTTTTCTGATCAATCAAGTCAAAATGGAATACATAAACAAGTAAGATTGTTAAATCAGGCAGCCCCAGGGGTTGGTTTTGGAAATGGAGCATTATATGCAAACTCATTAAGTGGGAATTCATGGCCAGTATGGCAAAACGCTTTAGGATCAACTCAAATACTTGGAGCTCCTACTAATAATTCAGGAAATGGTTTTGCTTCTTTACCAGGTGGAATTTTATTTCAATGGGGTAAAGTAATTAATCCTAATTCTACATCTGGAACACAAAATTTCAACACGCCTTTTTTAAATCCTACAAGCGTAATTAACGTTTCATTTACATTAGCACGAACTTCTTCTTCTTCTGATAGTATATGGATTAATACGTCAGGAAGTAATACAGAAGCACATTTTTCTTGGAAATCATCAACATCTTTAAGTGCAGCAACAGATTTTTTTTATTGGACTGCGATCGGAAGGATTTTATAAGATGACAATTCCAATTGATAGCCAAAATTTAGAAAGTTATGTACCTGTCTATGATGCATCTCCGAGTACATGGGAAGAAGGAATGCCTTTTATTGTGGAACAATTAAAAAAGATTGCTAATGCTGTAAACGTACGAGAAATAGGATTTTTCTTAGATCAAGAGCTCCTTACAGGAAAATCATTTATTCCTGGTGTGAGCATTGTAAGCAATGGGGGATCATCACAACAATTTAGAACAATTTTAAGAAAAGTTATTGATTTTGGCCCATTGCCAGGAGCAGGAACTAAATCAATCCCTCATGGAATAACTTTCGATGCAAACTTTACGTTAATTCAGATGTGGGCATCCGCAACAGATCCAGTCGCTTTAGTTGCTTTCCCTATTCCTTATGCTGATCCTATAGCTTTAATAAATGCAGTGTCTTTAACGATCGACCCAACGAATGTTAATATTACTGTTGGAATAAATAGATCTAGTTTCACAAGATGCTTTGTTTTTATAGAATATATCCAAGAACTTTAAGGGAGATTTGACATGGGATTTTTTGATTATTTAAAGCCTTTAGGTATGGGAAATCCAATTTTAGGAAAATACAAAAATTTTGGAACTGATCTTTTAATGGGAACGCCTGAAAAAAGAGAAAACGTATCAACTTTAAGACCTGAGCAAGAAGGTCTTTATCAACAATCTATAAATGCAGGTATGGGTAGGGGAGCCGGAGGAGCATTTGGTCAATCAGCTGATTATTATAGAAATAATTTAAGCGATGATCCGGCTGACTTTGATTCTTTTGCAGCACCTCAAATGAGACAATTTAACGAGCAAACAATACCGGAACTATCCGAACAATTTGCAGGTATGGGATCAGGTGGATTATCTAGTTCAGGATTTAGAAATGCTGCGATAGGAGCAGGAACGGATCTTAGTGAACGTTTAGGAGCTATTAGAGCAAATCTAAGACAGAATTCAGCGCAAGGTTTACAAAATATAGGTCAAGTTGGTTTACAGAACTATAGCCAAAACATGGTGACAGAGCCAGGAACTAAAGGTTTATTAGCCCCAGGATTAGGAGCTTTAGGAACAGCTGTACTAGGACCAGTAGGAGGAGCTTTAGGGTCATTTGCGGGAAACTCTGCTAAAGGTTTTTTACAAAATTCTTTTGGAGAAAATAAAGTAGGTGCTAATTCAAGTCCTGATTGGAAAGGATCTGCAAGCCCTCAGATTCAATCTTCTAGTAAAGCATCAATACCTAACGTTATGCAAAGTCAAAGGGGGTTTTAAATGGTACAAATGATAAAACAAGGTAACATATTCGGAAGAATAGGTTCTAGCATAGGTCAAGGATTAGCTGAACAAATTCCTAAAGAGGTTGAAAGAAATAGACTTTCATCTGGTTTAAAGGCTATTGGTGAAAATAAAGATCTTGACCCATATCAAAGATTTGCTGAAACAGTAGGTGTAGCTCACGAATATCCTCAGATTATACAAAGTGCAGGAGAGTTATCTAGACAACAGGCTATGAGAAATGCCTATGGACAAAATGGAGGACAAGAACCTAATAAAGGAGCTGGTGGTCAAGGTAAAAAAGCTATAGTTCAAGAAAACGCTGGTGTTTCTAGTTCAGGAAGACAACCTACATCTGAAAATGCAAGTATTCCATCAGGATTTAAAAATCGTCAAGAAGAAGCAATGACAGGAGAAAGATTAGCAAAAAAAAATCCTGCTGCATCTGAATTAATTCCAGAAATACCATTTACACAAAAAGAAAGAGAAACTGATTTTGACAGAGAGGCAAGAAGAAATCCATATGCCACATTCGAACAGATTAATGCAAAAGTTGATGATAATGAAAGAAGAAGGTTAGCAGCTCCAGAAGCATATAGAAAACAAGAAGAATATCTAAATAATAGAGAAGATGAAGCTGAAAAGGAATTAGATAAACAACTTGAAACTTCCTTACAAAAGGAAGGAAAAGATATTTATGGTGATCTTACAGGTGATACATTACTTGGTATGAAGAAAGCTATGATTAATGATTTAGCAACTAATCCAGATCTTACAAGTAAGCAAGCAGCAGAAAAATGGAGAAAAAAAGGGAAAGATTTTGTAGAACAAAAAAATCAAATAAAAGAATTATCAAATAGAGATATATTTGAAAGAATTTCACCTACAAAAAAAGTTGAGAATTTAAAAAGATTAAAGGAAGCTTCAAAGTCTTATCACGATTTAGATTTGAGCCGAGAATATTATAATACTTTGAGATCAGATTTTGGTATGAGTCCAGGAGGAGCAGCAGAAATAGCATATAAGAAAAGCGATGCTGTAAAACAACTGATAAATAAAACTAACTTTGGTTTATCCAGTATTGATAAAATTCCTTATTTTTCTAGAAAGTTTGCAGAAGAATTTGGTTTGAATAGAACCTCATATGATTCTATTTTAGGTACAGCAAGAGCAATGAAAGACAAAGAACCTTTTTTTGACGAAATTTCATTTTTCGATTATTTAAGAGATCATCAAGATGAATATAATTTGACACCCGACCAAAAAAAAGAATTACTTTCAGGACCATCAGATATATTTTCTAATTGGGGAGATCAAAGCATATTTGGAGGTCTTAATCCTGCATCAATATTAAGGGAGATTTTTAAATAATGAATAATTTAAGACCAGATGAACAAGCATTAATTTCAGAAAATGAAAGATCTAGATCAACAAATAAATTAGTAAAAAAAGGTGTTAATACAGCAATAGGAGCTGGTACAGCAGCAGCAGGTTTTGGAACAGGCATAGCAAGTAGAATTTTACCTTTTTTAAATGAATTTATACCTGCTGACTTGGCTATGAAAGGCATTAACAAAATTAGTCCTCAATTAGGAAGTTTTCTAAAAAAAGGGATGGAAAAGGGTTTAGATTTAAATGAAGGATTAAATTTCATAAAAGATAATATTAATGGGAAAGAAAATAAAAAAGAACCTGCCAAGCAATCTAAGAACATCATCGAGCAAGAATCACCTGAATTACATCAGTTCATAGATCAAGAGATTAGAAAAGGGAGAAAACCTATTGAAGCGGCAGCGTTAGCTCAAAATGATAAACGATTTTCCGGCGCAATTCAAAAACTAATGAAAGCACATAAGACACCATGGTCTAGTATTATTGAAAGCATTTTTGGTAAAGGGAATATGGGGTTACCTCAACAACAATCATCAACAGAAGAGGCAATGAATCCCCCTGGATCACAACTATCAAAAGATCCGCAAGCGGCACAGACAGGTCAGCAACAAGGGAATGGAGCAAATGCTATAATGCAAGCTATTCAAATGGCTGCTGAATCAAGAAAAAGAAGACAGCAATGAATCCAGAAATTGAAGAGTTAGAAGACATTTTGGATACTATTCTTAGAGGGGTTCAAGAAGCATTGCAAAACGGAGAAATCTTAAGCGAAGAATTTCAATTACAGATTGCTCAAGAAATAACACTTCTAACTCAAGAAATTGATGATCTTTACGAACAAAACCCACAAGACCCATTAGAAGGATTGGGGTCAACACCAACCGGAGATAATCTAACCACTGCAATGCCAAGCAGCAACGTGGAAGGCTTCGCATATGATGATAAATCCGGTAAACTTCTAGTAAGATTCTTAGGCGATCATCCAAATAAACACGGAGATGTCTATGCTTATGGTGGTGTTCCAAAACAAATATTCGACTTATTCCAGAAAGGTGCTGTCCCTGCTAGAACCAACGGAAGCAATAAATGGGGCAAATGGTGGAAGGGGAAAAATCCAAGCATGGGAGCTTCATTACATACTTTAATTAAAGGTGGTGGATATCCTTATCAGAAATTAAGTTAGTAACTTCATTATTTCCTATTCCTTTTATTTCTTTCTTCAATTCGACAAAGTCTTCCATGAAAACTTTTTATCTCGTGTTGAATAGCTCTAATTTCTTCTCTCATTCCATTATGTAAAGATATACTAACAACAAAAAAAGTAAGCATAATCACTAAGTTAGATCCGATTATAGCAAGTACCTGCATCCAAGTTTCATTCATTTCCTATTCCTTTCTTCGATTGCGCATAATCTCATTTTAAATTCACAATCCATTCTTTCCAATCTTCCATGGAAATCTTTTGTCTCTTTTTGCATAGCATCTTTAAAACCATCTATAGATCTTTGACAATGAAGATAATCTGATCTACTTTGTCTAACTGTCCATAAGAATAATCCTAGATTTGCAGCTACGATAGTTCCTACTTGATACCAATCCATATTTATCTCCTCATTTCCCTTATTTTAGCACATTATCGTTTATGCATAAATACGACAAATTTATTTAATTTGCATGGATATTAAAATATTTTCTTGATAGATTATGGATAATTTAACCAGGAGTCAAATAATGACAGCAGCATTAGGAAACACTAGTCAAGGGACGCCCTTTGCGACGGGGGTCGACGCATTTGTTTATCCTCAATTTATTGGATATGCTTTAAGAGTACCCACAACACAAGATATATACAACCCTGGAACTAGATGGCAGGACAATTCTGTTAATCCTGCGGTTCAATATTACACTATTGGTTCTGGGATATGGTATCAGCTACCAAGCATTTCTTTTGGTGTTTCTTCTGTCTCAGGAACGACTAATCAAATAACAGCAGCACCAACAGTAGGAGCAGTAATTTTAAGCATTCCTGCAACATTTGTTGCTCCTGGGTCTATTACAGCTACAACCACAGTGACAGGTGGAACAGGCGTTATCGCTACGACAGGAAATTTAACTGCATCAGGAACAGCTTCTGGACTACTTTTAAACCCTACAGTTGTAGCAGCAGGAGCATCTCCTCAAACTGCTAATGGTAGAGTGGTTAGAGTAACATTTAGTGGAGTGAGTATAGCTTCAGGTGCTACTCAAGTATTTGTAATAAATAATACAGCTATGACAGGAGTTAACACAATTACTGAATTAAATTGGTTTGGTGCAACTGCTGGATCTGCACTTTCTGTTGCTAGCATTGTTAATGCCGCAGGAACTCAAACAATAACTATGACTAATGGAACATCTGCAACGATGGTAACTAGTGTAGCAAATATAACATTTACAGTTATAGTTTTAAACTAAGGAAGCAAAAATGTCTGATTTTATTTTATATCAACAGATGCTTCCAGCTCCTGAGCTTATAACAGCTATGACAGGAGCAAACGTTTTGATAGGAAAACTTTTGCATACACCTGTGAAACTTATTCTAGATAATCAAAGCACAACTTCTGTTGTGCTTTTTATTTCTTTAGATGGTGGGGGATCTCAAATCCAATGGAAAACATTTTCAGCAGGAGAAGCTATAGTATTAGATGATGATCTATATACCTTTCCACAAGGAACAATTTTCTATGGAACTGGAGTTGCAAATGGTAATTTTTCTATTGCTTACACCTACATAAATAATTTTTAGGGGAAAGATGAGTCAAATTTATAAAAATAATACAGGTGGTATTACTCCAGCCATTGACTTACATGTAGCTAGATTTATAGTAAGTGCAGGCGGATCTGCTGACGGAGCTAACTACACAACAATTACCGCTGCCTATGCTGCTGCTGTCGCTAAGGGTGGAAATCAAACCATCTTTATTCAACCAGGAACTTATACCGAAAACCTTACACTTAGTGCAGGGATTAACTTAAGTGCATTTTCTTGTGACAGTTTTACCCCTAACGTTATAATTAATGGAAAGATGACTGGAAGTTTTACAGGTAATGTGTCTTTTTCAGGTATTTTCTTTGTTAATAATAGTAATAACATTTTATCTGTATTGGGGGCTGGTGCTTGTAGATTTTTCTTTGTATCATGCTGGATTCAGGTAGGTGGAACTGCTGTTGCAATCATTAGCACTAATAATAATGCTGCGATAGACTTTCTGAATAGTCAAGGAGATATATCAGGAACTAATTGTTATTTTTCTTTAACAGGAGGAGGAATCAATTTTGAAAATAGTTATTTTTTTAATGGTGTAATTTCATCAACAGTGAACACCTTAACCGGTGCAGCCATTAATATTGATAACTCAACGTTTAACTCACCTATTATTGCTACCGGTGTTGCCGGTGCAATTTCTATTCAGAACTCTCAAATGATACTTTTAAACATTACATTAGTTACTTGTAATGGCACAAACAATCAAAATATAATTGTTTCCTCTCTAATTGATTCGAATACAGCAACAGCAATCACAATTGGAGCTGGTTCAACATTATTGATGACCGATTCTTCTATAGGTTCTACTAACGTTTCAACTATATCAGGATCAGGAGTTTTACAATATAGCCCAATTAGCTTTATTAAGTCTTCCTCTGTAGTGACGGTAGCTACTCAGACCCCTTTAAGATTCGGTCCTCAGATATCTCCAGAATTAGCGAATACTAATGGAACGGTTATTTATGATGGCACAATCATAGCGACAATTCCACCAGGTACCGCAACTAATGTTTTAACATCAAACGGAGCTGGTTCTCCTCCTTCTTATCAACCAGCAAGTGCAGGCGGAATTAGTGAGTTTTTCTCTACTTACCTAAGTGCTCCAACAGCCAACGTAACAGGAGATGGAACTCTTTATGGCCCAATATTATTTAATGGAATTATATCAAATTCTAGTGGAAGCTATAATGCAGGGACTGGTCGTTATACAGCACCTAGCACAGGAAAGTATTGTTTTCAGAATACCGTTTGTTTTAACGGTGGAGATATAAATACGCAAAATTATATTTCTTTATGGAATGGTAGCGCATTTGGAGCTAGAGCTTTTCAATTAAATCCAGTTGCAATAGCAGGATCGAATACAATTATATTTTCAGCATCTATTTTTATAAATATGACGATTGGAGATACGATGGCAATTCAAGCTTTGGCAGGAGGGGTAACTAAAAACATTTTAATATTTGGATCCACACCTACAGGATCTGCCACAACATCATTATTTAGTGGATTTAAGGTAGCATGATTAATAATATCCTGGCTCATCTCTATATGAAACATGATTTTTTTATAGATTTGGTCTGGGATAAAATCTTTACATTCATTAGCAATTATTTTTATCTCGGAAATATGTAATT